TCACCACATTGCCAGTTCGCGTTCGTCGCGCTCCTGAGAAACCAAAATTGTACGTTGCCTCCAACGTTGCAGAATCTTGGAGAAATGCACAATCGGCCCTTGGTAACAACAACTTGTTCCAATCAGGTGAAGCTATCCGCATGACATGGCAGGGTTCATACGACATCATTGAGTGTCCCGGTATGAGCGACAACGTGATGGTATTCGCGCAGGCATCTAACTTGTGGTTCGGTACCAACAAAGAAAGCGACATGAACAACATCTTCGTGTTGGATCAGCGTCCAATCACAGGTGCGAAAAACGTCAACTTCGGTGCTGACTTCTTTGCAGCCGTTCAATACGGACGTGGAAACGAGATCGCTTTCTACAAGCCTTAATCATTAACCAATAACGGGGAGCGTAACAACTCCCCGTTTAATAATACCCAACAACCATGGCGTGCGCATTAACGACAGGCAGAATTTTAGACTGCAAAAACCAAGTGGGGGGCATCAAAGAGGTGTTCTTCGCTGATTGGAGAGTTCTTCAGGATTCTTTGACATACGACGGAGGCGGTCAAGTGACTGACTTCGATGCGGCTACATTGTACAGATATGAATTGAAGTCTAGCGCCAATGTGTTTACACAAGACATCAGCGCATCGAGTGACACTCAATCGGTGTTCTTCACACAGACGTTGACCATTCAACTTGCTGACCTTTTGCCGACCTACCGAGTAGAACTTGGCAACATGGTACGCAACAGACGTTTGATCATCTTTGTGCGTGACATGAACGACAAAATCCACATGATGGGATTGGATCAAGGTGCGGAAGTGACCGCAGGATCGATCACCGCAGGTGGCGCAAAGGGTGACTTCGTAGGTCACACATTGACATTCACCGCTGAGTGCATCGCGCAGGCTGCATTTGTGGAGCCATTCGCAGACGTGCCATTTGACAACATTGCAAACGCAACCGTATCTCCAGCGTATTAATCAAATAGTGGTTTAATTTCAAAAAAGGGTGGGTAAATTGCCCACCTTTTTTGTTAAATTTACAACGATGATTTACCTTGAATACAACACCGCAGATCAAACCGCATACCTCACACTTGATGAGGGCAGATCATTCTATGCCACGGCATTTACTCACTATCTTTTGGTGCTTGTGCTGGATGGTGTTGGCGTAGATCAGCAAGGTGCTACCCTCGCGCAGGTGCTCGATGTGGTAAACGAGAACGCAAGGGCCACTGAGGTCACTTTGACAACCATTGGATTGACCAACACGGGCACGTATCAATACTATGCCTACGGACAAAACTCATCGAGCAACATCAACCCGAACGATGCTTCGGTCGTTGGACTTGTGGAACGTGGCACGTTGATCATCAGAAACACAAACGACCAATTTGAAGTGATAGAAGGTCAACAAACAATCAAGATTATCGACTAATGGAACCGAATAAAAATATAAGGGTGTCGCGTGTGGAGCTTGCTCAGTACCAGCCCGTGGCATCGACCGAAAAGATCGAGCGCAGTGGGTGGCTCAGTTTTGGCGATGACAACCTATACCCAACCTACCTCAAAGAACTTGCGGACACTTCACCCGTGCATGGTGCGATCGTGAAGGGTGTGGCCCGTATGATTGCCGGCAAGGGGTTCGCTCCGCTTGCCACATACAACACCGATAGGCTCAGTCGCATTTTGCCGTCTGTGGCTTCAGATATGTCGCTTTATGGTGGCTTTTACGTGGAGTGCATCAAGGCACTTGGAAGTGATGAAGTGGTGAAGGTGACACACTTGCCTTTTGAGAATTGCAGGCTTGCGGTCGATGAGAATAGCAACGTGACGGGCATCTATTACTCAAAGAATTGGGCGCAGTATCGCAAGAAGATCAACGAACCCGTACACATTCCACTCAATAGCGGAGAGGTGAAGCGGTTTGTGAAGATCAGTTTCCTCGATGAAACCACATCGGTGTACTATCCGCAGCCATCGTACAAGTCCTGCATAAATTACATTGAACTCGATCGGCAGATCAGTGTTTTCCATGTTTCCAATATCCTCAACAACTTTGCGCCTGGCACAATCGTGTCACTATTCAACGGCACGCCCGATGAGGATTCCAAAAACGCAATGAAGCGCGAATTGCAAGGCGCAACGGGGGCAAGTAACGCAGGCAAGATGGTGGTGTTGTTCAATGAACCCGACCAACAGAAGCCCGACATCGTGACCTACCAGCTCAATGATGCGGATAAGCAGTATGACCTATTGAACCGAACGGCAACAGAGAAGATCCTTGTGGGCCATTTGATCACAACGCCACTTCTTTTTGGTATCAAATATGGCGGTGATGGCTTCAGCTCCAATGCGGATGAAATGCGCCAAGGTTTGGAGATCTTTATGGCCAACGTGATTGAGCCAATGCAGAGAGTGATCATCGATTCACTTGAAGAAGCGCTCAATATCAGCGGCCTTGTGATCATTCCGAACAACGTACTTGGAACAACTGAGGTGAAGCCAACTGAACCCGTTGCACCTGTCGCGCCCGTCTTAAAACAACACGCTAATTTGTCGGCTAAAATGGACATGACAGAGGATCAAGAGGTGGCGTGGCTCAATTACCTGCAAGACAAGGGAGAGGTGATTGACATGGAACTTTATGACCTTGTGAATGAGGAAGTGGTAGAGGGTGAACCCGTGGCCGATGAAGAACTTTCAGCGGTCAAACTATTCAAAAGGTTTGCCGATCCCGACGCCAAATCAAAAAACGATGCAGGCTTGATCAAAGTAAGATACCGATACTCCACGGCCCTGTCAGACAACTCACGGATCTTTTGCAAAAACATGGTAGCCGCATCCAAGGCAGGCGTGGTGTACCGGTACGAGGACATTATCCGCATGGGTGACGATGGTATCAATAGTGAATTTGCCGCCAAAGGTGAAAGCACCTACTCCATATTTCTATACAAGGGCGGTGCAAATTGTCACCACTTTTGGACCCGTCAAACCTTCATGCGCAAACGTGAGAACGGCAAATTCCTACCCAACAAAGGACTTGAAAACGACGAGCGAATCAGCCAAGCTAGCGCGGAAAAGAAAGGCTTTGAATTTAAGGATGCACAATATTGGGCAGAGGCGGCCACTCGTCCAATCGATATGCCCAACAACGGCTACAAAAACCCACGACCATAACCATGGCACAAATACTCCTAATATCACCCGACTATCTGTATCAAAACACAGACGTCAACACATCGGTAGAAGCTTCCAAGGTCACGCCATACATTCGCTTGGCGCAGGATATGTGGATAGAGCCACTGATTGGCACCGACTTGATGAACAAAATCAAAGAGGATTCCGACGATGGATCAATCACCGGCAACTACTTGGTTCTTCGCAATGACTACATGAGGCCAGCGCTTGTGTGGTTCACCTACCAAGAAATGCTACCATCGCTCAATTACAAGATCGACAACGGATCGATCGCCCAGCACAATAGCGAAAATACATCAGCGGTGGGCATTAGTGAAATGAATCGCAGGATCGAGGATGCAAAGAAGAACTCGCGCTTTTACGCTCAAAGGCTTCAGGACTACATCTGCGACAACCCGTCATTATTTCCTGAGTTGAATACCAACACGGGCAGCGATCAATTCCCGACACCCAACAGACACCTCCCGTTTATGCTCAGCGACAACAACCACGCGATGGGCAACAACGTGATCAGATACCCACGTAATATGATCGACAGATGGTAAAGAAAAACAATAGGCAGCGCGATGAGAAACTCGCTGCAAAACTTAGGATTTATCTCAACAAAAAAGAACAAGAAAATGGCAAAAATCAAGCTGCAAAAAAATGATTTGTTTGTGCTGGTAGAGCATGGCAAAAAGGACTACTTTCAATTCCATGGCGTGCCGATCTCATATGAGTTTGAGCACCATCCATCAGGTGACAAGTTTCGCGAAACACCCGACACATACCAATGTGAGGTTGACCTTGATATCGAGGTGAATCACGACGAGTATTTGGCCGACGTGACATTCGGTGGCAACTTGCCTCAACTTGTTGGTCCACGCCCACGTAATATCGTGAAGCGATGAACCAAGTCTACGCATTTACATTGACACTACTCGCCTGCATCCTTTGGGTGTATGGCGATTTGTGTATTGCCTTTGCATTGGAAGCTACGGAAACTGAACAAATCCACGCTACCAATCTATGGATGCTTTGTGATGCAATCGCCAAGTCATTCACTATGCTTTCGTTGGCTCTTTTGACAACGGGATACTTCCGTGAATGGGCGGCCTTTATGTTTGCATTGTCTGTCAATAATTTGATGGATGAACTTTTCTTCGATCCCACGCTAATTGGGATCAACGAGTATGTAATATTGATTGCGCTCACTATTTACTATACCTTCCAAATCACCAAAAACTATTATGCAACTCCTCGATGAACTGCATCAATTCTTTACAAAATTCGGGGCCGCAATAATGAGTGCGGCAGTCGCTACAATCGCCAAGATATCAAACGAAATCCTCATGCGTAGAAAGCTATCATGGTTCGCGTGGATTGCCATCGTAGGTGTGTCACTCTTTTGGGCATGGATGGCTGGTATGTATTGCTTATGGATGAACTACTCACCATTTGCTTCATCGTTGATTGTGGGCCTCGCTACGCTGCTAGGAGAGAAGATCAATATCTACCTTGCCCAAAATTACAAAGCAATATTTTCAAAAATCATAAACATTTTTATATCTAAGAAATGAGCGAAAAGAAAAAACCATTCAAGGACACCAAATTTTGGAAGTTTGTCACCGAAAAGATCAAACCCGTGGCAGGTGACGTGCTGGAGATCGTGGGTGACGTGACGGGAATAGAGGCCATCGAAAAGGTTGGCGATCTACTCAATAAGAAACGCGACGAAGATGCGCAAATCGCGGCACTTGCTGAGGAGTTTGAGATGAAAAAATTAGAGTATCAGATGGAACTCCAGCGCATGGAGTTTGAGTACTTCAAAACTGAGATAACCGATAAGCAATCAGCACGTTCGCGCGAGGTTGAATACATCAAAGCGACGGGCGGTAAGCGCGATTGGCTCATGGGTGCTACGGTCATCATCGCGCTAGTGATGTATGTAGGGGCGTTTGCGTTCCTTGCCTTTGGTCCCGTTGTTCCTGATGCGAAAAAGGATTTGTTTAACATGGGCGTAGGGCAGGTATTTACGTTTGCAGGGATGGCCTTTGCTTACTACCTCGGTACTACTCGCAGCTCGCGTATGAAAGATGAAACCCTTTCAAAAGCAGTGAAATGAAACGCGTCCAAATATCCGATAACTTTTACCTAGATGAGTTTATCGATCCGATCATCTATGGAAAGCTAGGCCAACGCTCGCTTGGATTCATTGACAAGCGAATGATTGAAGCAGCCGAATACATCCGCAATGGGATGGGCAGCCCACTAGTGATAAATAACTGGGCAACGGGTGGGCAATACCGCGAAAGCGGATTAAGGAGATACGAAACTCGCACCGGGGCGAGCATGAGCCAACACAAGTTTGGACGTGCCATCGATATAAAGGTAAAAGGCTACACCCCGAAGCAGGTTCACGATTTTATACTTAAGAACGAACGTTATTTGATTCAATCGCAAATTATCACGACTTTAGAGAATCACGCCTTCACCCCGACTTGGACTCACCTCGACTGTCGTTTGACAATGCTACAAAAGATTTTGATCGTCAATCCATGATCCTTTATTGCGACAAAATAATACTCGCCGCCGATGCAGAGGAAGCCTCTGAGTATCGATATCTCACGGAAGATTTAGAACTTCCAAATCCACCGCCACCGCCACTCGAATACATCTACATCGAGCCGATTGTAATTAACATGAAGATGGTATCCATGATTGGCACGATGGACTTTACCTATGATGAAAACACACGCGTAAAACTCGCGCTCATTCACATCAATAATGAACAAATACTAATAAACGCAAATTATGAACACATCGAACGAATCTTCATACAAGCCAACAGTCAAGGGCAGGTTACAAGCATTGATGACAAGCCTATTCATTAAGTTTCCAAAGGACCCAAAGTTATCGGTTAGGCAGTACGCCTATCAGCTCTACAACAATGAGGATGTAATTGAACTCACCGACGGGGGCAAATACACCGCCGAAACGATTAGAACATACTACTACCGTGTAAATGGATCCGTGAATCCTGAGCGCGATGTGGCTCAATACAAGACCGACGATATCACAACGGATAAAGAGGTCAAAGAAGTAGACTGGAGAACGATATTCAAGGCCGCAAACGACTACAAACAAGTCCTACAATCACATACCAAAAGTGCTACCGATGCAATATGGTCAATAAAGACCAGCAAACCTATTTGTATCGTCAACATTTGCGATTCTCATATCGGTTCATGGGGTACTGATCATGACCTAGTTCAAAAGGTAATCGAAGAAATCATCAACACTCCCAACCTTTATGTGATATTGTCAGGTGACTTGATCCAAATGGCAATTAAGATGCGATCGGTTGCCGAGGTTTCAGATAATTTATTGCCACCTAAATGGCAGTACAAGGTTTTGGAATCCATTATGAAAGAAATAAAGCACAAAGTAATTGCCGCGACTTGGTGTAATCATGCTGTTGAACGTGAAGAAAAACAAATCGGATATTCACCAACGGCCATGATGCTCGAAGATAATGTAATTTACTTTAACGG